CTCCGATAACCTAGAAAGGATCGCCATATGACAAGATACAATCTGAAGAATTATCTTCTTGAACTGACCTTGTCATTCCTTTCTACGGTTAGTCGAGGGAGGCTATTCTCTCGTAGGCAGTCGGCATGGCCAACTGACAGTCTACGGGGTCCCAAGGACCCTAAGCGGTTCGGTAATAACCCTCCATCGGGGGGTCTATGAATTACCGGGAAGCTTCAAATAACTCCGGTCTTCGGACCTGGAGTCGCGGCTGGTATGTTCAGAAGGCTCCATATTTAGAGCCACTGCCATTCCAGTTTCACTCTCGGGTGGAAACGCGTTATCCCTTCTTTGGTAGTGATCAGCAAGTAAACGATTATGCATATACGCTAACCGAACCTACTGGTCAAGACTACTCACGGTTAGACACCGTGACCACCAACGCCCGTAACAGAGCGGTAAGTGGCATTAAAGAAGGTCGGGGGGCGGCATTAGCCTTAACCCTTCTAGACTGGAGATCAAGTCACAGTCTAATCACTAATGCATTGAAAGCACTTACATCAAAAGCTGACCGTAAAAGACTCTACTACAAGAAAAGGAGCTCTGCTCTTTATCTTGAGGGTGTCTTTGGTTGGCTTCCCTTGATGCAAGATATCTACGATGCATTTAAGACCCTTTCGGGGGCTCACAGGACTTCGCCTACAAGGGCGAAAAACAGCATTGTTTATTCTCAAAAGATAAGTAATGCCAACTACCGCCTTACAGTTCAAACAGAACTTGGGGCATTGGTAGGTGCTGAGGGTCGGATGCAAAATCCGAACTTAGCTCTCCTGAGTGATCTGGGTCTTATCAACCCAGCCGCTGTTTTGTGGGATAAAGTGCCTTATAGTTTTGTTGTCAACTGGTTCATTCCCGTTGGCAGCTACTTAAACTCGTTAACCGACCTAGTCGGCTATACGACTGAGCGCGCTTTTGTCACTACTTTCGTCCGAAAGACGGCAGCAGGCACAATAAGGGTCACAAACCCTGATACGGGACAGTTGGTTTGGAGAGATAGATCGGTGCAGACACTTTATGTGACACGCACGCTGGGCTTCCCAGCCCCGACACTACCTTCTTTTCAACTCCCGAAGGCTGACTTATTTAAGTCTTTGGTCTCACTTTCGTTATTGAATGAAAACCTCAACAAGCCTCCGCGTATTCCGCCGAGACTGAGGTGAAAGTTCAGAGCACTGTGAGTATTACTTAACTCTCGATAACCCCAAGGAGCTTTTATGCCCCAACTCGCAGACATTACTGCTAAAAATGCAGCCGCCGCTAACGTGGTTTTCAAGGGTCTCGTACCTGCGTCTGGTGAAACTCCAGCGCTGTGGCGTGCCCAATCCGTTGTTCCTGTACCGGCTGCTCAGCCGTACATGACCATCGGACATCGCAAGAACGCCGATCGCTCGGCGCAAAAGGTAACCGGCGTTATTGGTGTGCCGTTCTACACGACCGATGTCTCAACAGGCAAGGTCACTGTAGCGGGCACTATGCCGTTCAACTTTTCTGTCACGAAGCCTGATTCGGTTCCTGACAACTTCGCCTCCGACTACGCTGCATACGTGCAGTCTCTTGTCGGGAGCGTGTTGTTCAAGGATATCCTAATCAATGCCTTCTCGGCCACTTAAGGCCTAACAGCAGAAAGAGGATATGCAGCAACTGTATACCCTGGTCGCGCACATGGCGCGTACCCTGAACACCAGTCAAGGGAATTTGATGGCTAATGCTATTGAATTACGCGACTGGCATGCACTCAACCGTGTTGAGATAGCACCTGGTGACTTCACCGATCCCGAGTCCTATTGGCAGCATTCCCAAGTTAAGGAAATACTCCGCAAGGGGGAATTCTTGACCGGGGACCCTGCTCCTCTAGAGAAAAAGGCCACTGAGGAATTCTACCGCTGTGAAGCGCTGAATTTCGTTTCAAATCGTCGCATCCGTTCCATTCTCTTGGATCAAGCCCTTATGGGGCCGTCTGAGTTACGCATCTGGGAATTCTTCCAAGATGTGAAAAGAGAAATTGGTGTTTGTTTGGGGAAACTCCCCGAATTTGATGATTTGAACCCTCGTTTTGGTCCAGGGGCTACGTTCAGCGAGCGAAGACCTGTCTGCCTAGCGGCTGACAAAATTCAAAACCTGCCGACTCTCACACCAAGCGCCTCCGTGTTTATCCCTGAGTGGGAGAATACGGCTTGGGCTCGCTCCGTGCGCGGTAAGCGCGCGGGCCTTGGATATAGCTTTAAAGGCTATCGTGAGGACTGGTCTGAACCCGAAAGGGTTCGCGGTAATCGCTTCACTACTGTGCCAAAAGACGCCTTTAAGCGTCGCGGTATATGTATTGAACCTTCCCTAAATGTGTATTTCCAACTCGGTGTTGGGGGCTATATTCGGCGTAAGCTGAAGCAAGTTTTCAAGATCGATTTGAAGTACGACCAAGAGCGTCATCGCGAGATGGCGCGTTGGGG